AAATGGATTAAAGGGTAGAGTTATTCTCTACCCTTCCATAAATAACTATATTATATAAGGAGCTTCAAATGGATATAAATGAAATGAGAAAATTGTTTGCCGCTACTGCTGAGGTGCAAACTCCCGAAGGTATGGCAGCTTATAGAGCTTTTGCCGCTGCTATTACTGTACCTATTTTACAGAAGGTAGAATTAGAGTCTATTATGCGTCAGCTTTTTGCTGTTGAAAAATTAGCCCCAGGTGCTCAAGCAGTTTATCCTGTAGCTGAGGATTTCGAGATTCCTGTCTGGGTTCTTCCTGGTTTAGGTTATCAAGCACAAAACTTCATCGAAGGTATTGGTGAAGAGGTATACGTACCTACTTTTAGTATCAATGCTTCCGCAGATTGGAAGATTACTTATGCTCGTGACTCTCGTATTGATGTTGTTCAGAGAACCGCTGCTAGAGTTGCAAAAGACTTAGCAAATTATGAAGAAGAATGTGGTTGGAGAGTTATTGTACCTGCTGCTACTTCTGGTTTTGCTGGTAAAGGTCTATTAGGTGCTCGTCCTGCACCAATTTATGAAATCCCAAGTGCTGGTACTGGTGCTGGTTATTTATCAAAAGAATTAGTTAATAAAATGTTAGTTGGCTTCAAACGTTTAGGTAGAACTCTTACTGATTTATATGTTTCTCCTGAAGATGCTGCTGATATTCGTGAATGGACCGATACAGATATCGACCCTATTACTCGTAGAGAAGTATTTACCGCTGCTGGTATGGGTAGTATTTGGAATGTTACTCTTCATGAAGTACAACATTTAGGTGCTCCTGGACTTTATAATATTAATGGTAGTACTTCTCAGTATGGTAAATTTTTAGCTGATGGTACTGACAAATATAACGCATACACATTAGATAATCCTAATGTTGTTGATGCTGATGGTACTGTTACTACATTAGGTGAGACTCAGATTTACGGTTTCGATATGACCGCTAATGATTCTTTAGTTATGCCTATTAGAAAAGAGTATGAAGCACACGAAGATCCAACTTTACTACGTGTTCAGAAACAAGGTTTCTTTGGTTGGGCAGAGTTAGGATTTGCTTGTTTAGATAGTCGTATGTTAGGAATCGGTGTTATTGACCGTTCATAATGATTAATATGTAGTAATATATTTTTAAAAGCCCTGCCATTTTGGTGGGGCTTTTTTGTTTAAATAAACTAACTGGTATATATCATGAACACTATAATTTTATTTATAATATCTATTGTAATAACAGAAAGCATTACTGAAATAATAAGTAAATCTTCTTTATTTGAACCACTACGAAAATGGTTATTTAAACACAAAAGTAATAAACTTTTAAGTTTTATACATGATTTACTTGACTGTGGTTTTTGTTTGTCTGTTTGGGTTGGTACTATTACAGGAAATATATTATTAGATGTTAAAATTGTAACAGTCTGGGTAGACTGGTTTATTATAGGGTTATTAGTGCATAAATGCTCTAATGTATTACATAACTTGATAGATAGGACAAGGGGATTTAAAGACTAATTTTTTGGAAAAGGAGTACTATTATGGATGGGTATATTAAAAGTAAAAAAACATCTTGGGTTCATATATTTAAGATGAGTGTTAGACCTGGAGGTACTGTACCTCTAGCAGACTTGTATAATTTGTATGGTAAAAAGCACAATATTGATGAAAAAGATTTTGTTAAGTGGCTCAAAGAAGTTAAACTTCGAGGTTCAGCAGATGATTGGTTGATTGTGGAGGAAACTTTACCTGAAAAATCTAAAGAAATACAAAACATATCTCAGGCTATAGATTCTTCTTCTTCTTCTTTAGATGTACCAATTAGTAAGATGACAATTCATGATGTAATGGGTTTATCTGTTCGTAAAGCTAGAGAAATAATTCCTGGTATTATGGATATTAAATTACTTAAATTTGCTTTGAGAGAATTAAAACCATTACCTAATAAAGAATCTTTGTGTAGAATCATAGACAAACGAATCATGGAATTGAATATGAATCCTAGATAATTTTGATATTATATGTAAGTTAGTTAGCATACTTTTAGTTTAACTAACTTACATTTATTCAGATAAAGTTATTATCTGTATAATAAATAGGTTGCTTCTTTGTGTTACAAAATATAGATAATACAATTTTTATTAATAAATTTATACACTAAAGGAGTAATAAAATATGGCTATTCAAGATGATTTCACAGTGTCAGCTACTGGTGATATCCGATATGTAGGAGCTGCACATGGTGCAGCTGGTGCTGGTTATTACACAGTTATTCAATTTCATAGATGGTTGCAAGATTTAGCTGATAATGCTTCTGCTGCTGTCTCTTCTGCTAGTTCATCAGACTATTTAGATATTACTGATAACACTCCTTCTGAAAGATCCACTGATAATATTATAACACTATTAAATAGTTTTAATTTGGATCAAGCAGCTTCAGAACATTTATTTGACGGTTCTATAATTCAAAATGGTGGTAATGATATCTGGGACGGTTTAGTTGTAATTGCTAGCCAAGGTATGGATTTACAGATTGTACAAGATGGTACTATAATTTTATCTGACTTTTGGAATACAGTTCCAAATGGCTCGTCTTTTAAAGGACTAAATTCAGATCCTTCTAATGGTTACTCTCATCGTTTCATGCTTAAAGTAAGAGACACTGGTACTGACATTGATGGGCGACGCTTACTAGGTCAAAGTAGAGTTTGGGGATACTCTTATTCAGAGTTTAAAATTAATGGTACTGCCAGAGGTAACAACGTTATGGCTTTAACCTACGCTGCAGATTTAAATAATACTACAGCAGAAGGTACAGTAGGGGCCTGGACAGAAATTACTAATACAACTCAAGGATATAATGATATAGATGTTGATAATAATTCAACTCCTGAATATTATTATTCAGAGTGGAATAAACATACTTATACCATTAATCAGTTTTATGAAAGAATGAAATATGTTACTCGGCAAGGTTCAGCAGCTACTTTATACGGTTTAACAGGAGAGATTTTTAGAGGTATAACTCATGAAGTAAATCTTACTACACCACGTTCTGGTACTTTTGCTGCGTTTGAAGAAGTTAGTTGGGGTACAGGAGCTACCGCTGGTACTGGTCAAATGTTGGCTATTAATAGTACTACAGCTGGTACTAAGATGTGGCTTCAACTACTAACAGGTGTAGCTCCAACGGGATCTGTTTTAATAACAGGGGCTTCTACAGCTACAGCTACTTACGCTGGTACTTTAACAGAACGTACTTTATCTTTTCCTTTTTGTGGAGCTTCCACAGGATCAGCTCTTATTGGAGCATACGGCTTTGGTTTAGAAGCTACAGATTTAGCGGCTACAGATAAAGTTTTTGACTTGACTAATACACAGGTTACTCCACCAGATAATAGAAGTTTTAGTGTTACAGGCTTAAGTTCAGGTAACGATTATGTACTTGTAGGACCAGAAAGCGGTGGTGTACTAAATACTGCTCAGTTTAGCTTACAAACTACTTTAAATGCTGCTAATATAACAGCAGTTGTTATAAACACAACAATACCCTCCGATACACCTTCTACTGGTACTATTAGAGTTGAAGATAATAATGGTAATTATAGAAGATTACATTTTAGTTCTCGTACTGGTAGCACTTTTACTATAGATACTTCTGATGGTAATGAAGATTTTGATACTATAAATGCCACTGCTGGTAATAACGTATTTATAAGCTATATAGATACATTGGCTGGAGCAACAGCCGTTTCTTATAATGCAGTATATAGTTCGGCTAGAGCACTATTTGTAAGAGTACGTTTTGGTGGTACTTCCGGTGCAAGTTACACAGATGCTATTAAGACTTTTGAATCTCCAGCATCTTTCCCTGGTTCAGCTGCGGCTATTAGAACTGCAGATGCTTAATATTTTTGTAAGTAGCCTAGTAAAACTAGGCTACTTTTATTATAAAGGTGATTAATGGCCACTATTACTGTTTCAGCTTATAATGACTCCTCAGCTAGAACTGCTGGTGAAGCTATGACAATTACTACTGGTGCGGTATGGACTATTAGGACAGATAATCGTCACCATATTAATGCACCAGCAAGTAATACTGGTTCTCTGGCATCTTACACAATAACAGAAGGTGAGATACTTTGGGATTCTCGTAATATTCGTTGGATGCCTTATGATACTGGTACTGGTAACGTTCCTGCAATTGGTACTACTATTTCACAGGGAGGTGTAAGTGGTTATCTTCTTGGTGTCTGGTCAGCTATTAATGTTATGCCTACTGCGGCTGCGGCTGCAATGCCTGTAACAGGTTTTATTAAATTTAGAGAAGTAACTAATGGTCCATTTTCTAGTGGGGCTTTAACTGGTATTGGTGCTTCTGCCACAGGACCCGATGTACAGGGCTGGATGAGTCTGCCCCATGATGCTGCTACAAATTTTACAGTACCACGCCTTGGAAAACACACTGCCAGGGGTGGAAGATTCTTTCTTGGTAATACCACAGGAGTTCGTGGGCAAACCTTTCAGATTCCTTCTGATGGGTCTGCTGCTGTTCTAGCTCCTGGCTTGATGATTGAAACTGCTGTAGGTTCCGATCAATATGAATTCTGGCCCGCTCTTGCCACTAACTCTGGATGGACTTACGTTCATGTTGGTAACGCCACAGGAACAACAGATGTTCGTCAGAAATTTCTGAAAGCAACCGCTGGTGGAATAATGACTATGGGGGAAACATGGTCAGTATCCGCAACCTATGCTTCTATTGCTTCCCAATCTTCTACTTATGCTCAAATTTCCGTAGCTTCTTGTCCTTATACATGGGTTAACAACATTGCAGAAATCTATGTTGCTGCTGGTCATAAAATAGAGACTGGACAACAGGTAGGATTAGATTTCACTTCTGGTGGAGCTTCTGCTTCTGACGGTGTATTTACTGCTACTGTTCTGGATGCTTACAGATTCACAGTTCCACTAACTGGGTCTGGTGCTGGTGGTCTAGCTACTTTCAGGCCGGGTGTAACAGTAACTTTCACTGCACATGGTCTTAATGTAGGAGAATCTGTTTATTGTGATTTTACTACTGGTACTGGTGTAGATGGAACTTATGAAATCTATGCTGTAACTGGGGCAAATACTTACTTGATTAAGTATCCTTCTGCTACGGCAATTACAAGTGGCGCGTGTGGTTGTCTTCATACTTTGCAGATAACCTATACTGCTCATGGTTTATCTCAAGGTCAAACTGTTTACTGTGACTTTACATCTGGTGGAGCAACTATTGATGGTGTTTATGTTGCAAAGGCTGTTGCTGCCAACACCATTAATATAAATTATCCACATTCTGCTGCAATAACCACAAGCAACGTAACAGTAACCAGAGATGTGGGATATGTTTCTGTATCTGGACTAAAGACTTGGATACCGTCAAATATTCTTCATGAAGTTGCCACTGGTGCAAGAGCAACCAACACCATTCCTAATGCAACTATTGGATCAAGACCAGAGTGGACAACTACTGCTGCCGGTGCTATTGATCTTGAATATGTTTATGGAACTTCAGGATATTTGAATAGTGCTCAGTCTTACTCCATGAGATTAAGAAATTGCATATTTCCAGATGGTTGTAATATCACAGAATGTGCCACTGCACTTGATATTGACGGTTTGTATTTTGGGATGCTCGGTAATCAGGATATTCGGACGTTCAACTGTGGAAATAATTATGCTGGTGGGACAGTCAGCAATGTAAAAGCATTTCGTGGAAACACTCCAGGAACTACAGATCACGCAATATCAATTGATTATTGTTATAATATTACATTCAACAATCTTGAAGGTGGTATTGTCCAGTACGCTAGGTCAACTGGTCTTCCTATAGCTTTAACTTATTCGCAAGATTTAATATTTAATAATGCAAGAGTAATAAATGGAAACTTGACAATTACTGCTTCATTCAGAATAAATATAAATGATATAGATGGCTGTGAAAGATTCAATGGACATGGTCTAGCCGCACTAACCAGCGTTTCTATTGGTGCTGGTTCTTCAGATATTACAATTAATGGTGAGACTTACGGTTATGGTGGTGTTGTGCTTAATCAACAACCTTATAGTTGTGCCTATTCAATAGGAGCTACAAACATCAAAGTTCGTAATGTTGGAACACTAGCTTCCCCAATTCCATTACCTACTTGGGCACCGCTTAGTTCTCAAGTGTATTTGTATCAATCAGGGGGATCAAATTCGAATATTAAAGTGCAGAAAGTATTTGTTGGTGGTCTACG